CAGGTGAAACTGGGCCAGCTTGTTGGTTAGCCTATGACCGTACCACCGGCAGACTGGCTGAAGTAGCTAATCCACACATCGGGGACGACTTTTGACAATCTACCTTGACTTAGAAGCCAACGGCCTGACTCCTGACACCATTTGGTGTGTTGTTACCCGGGAAAATGGTGTGTCACAGGTACATACCAACCGTAACACCCTCTGTGAGGCTCTAGAAGGCTCTGTGAGCGTTTGTGGGCACAATCTAATAGGGTACGACCTCCCTGTGCTAAAACGTCTCTGGGGGCTTTCTGTGGCTCCTGAGAGGGTAGTAGACACATTGGTACTTTCTAGGCTGTACGACCCAAGTCGACAGGGTGGGCACTCATTGAGGGCTTGGGGTGAGACACTGGGCTTCCCAAAGGGTGACCATAGTGACTGGTCGAAGCTGTCCACTGAGATGATTGACTACTGTATGCGGGACGTGGAGGTAACTGAAGCAGTACACAAGCAGTTAGTCAGAGACATGGCAGACTTCTCACCGGAGTCCATTGAGTTGGAACACAAGGTGCAGTTTGCAATTCAACAACAGGAACGCAATGGTTGGTTGTTAGACCAAGGTTTAGCCCATGAGTTGTGTGCAACATTTAAGGAGAGAATGAATGAAATTGAAGAAGAACTACAGGCGAAGTTTCCGCCGATTGTCACTGAAAGGTGGTCTGAGAAAACTGGCAAGCGCCTCAAAGACAGCGTCGAAGTCTTTAATGTGGGGTCTCGTCAACAGATTGCCAAGAGGCTCTCGGGGCTTGGTGTACGGTTTGATAAAGTCACGGACAAGGGCAATCCCATTGTCGATGAGGCTGTACTAGATACGATTGATCTACCAGAAGCTAGAGTCATTAGTGAGTACTTGATGCTACAGAAACGATACGCACAGGTTAACTCATGGCTAGAGCACGTAAAGGAGGACGGTAGAGTCCACGGTCGTGTCATTAGTAATGGCGCTGTCACTGGACGTATGACACACCAGAGTCCCAACATGGCACAAGTACCAGCAAGCCACAGCCCATACGGGCATGAGTGTCGCTCCTGCTGGACTGTACCAGAGGGTAAAAAATTAGTCGGGTTTGACGCTAGTGGCCTTGAGCTACGTATGCTAGCCCATTACATGAACGACAAGGAGTTTACTGATGTCCTCCTCACTGACGACATTCATACAAGAAATCAAATGGCTGCAGGGCTTGAAACAAGACCTCAAGCAAAGACTTTCATCTACGCTTTCCTATACGGAGCAGGAGATGCAAAAATTGGAACTATCGTTGGAGGAAGCGCAAGAGACGGGGCAGACCTTAAGCAACGATTTCTACGAAACACACCTTCTCTTGAAAGTCTACGAGAACGCGTTATTAGAGCATCTGGGCGCGGGTATCTCACAGGACTTGATGGTAGAAAGCTTCGAGTTCGATCTGAACACGCGGCACTAAACACACTACTACAGGCTGCTGGCGCTATCGTAATGAAGAAAGCATTGGTCATCTTGGACGACTACGCACAGCAGTGGAACCTTGACTACAAACTAATAGGGAACATACACGATGAGGTACAATCGGAGGTGGCTACAGACCAAGCAGAGAAGTACGGTTGGCTTGCAGTCGAATGCCTCAAGGCGGCAGGTGTGGAGTTTAACCTCAGATGCCCCCTTGACGGAGAGTACAAAGTTGGTACAACATGGGCAGAGACACACTGATGGAACAGATCAGTTTTCTAGAGGATGACCATTACGACTTAGGGGACGGAGTAAAGCAGTGTAGTAAGTGTCAACACACACTACCACTGCAAGCATTCTCCCGACATTCAGGAGGCAACTACCTAAGACCAGAGTGTAAAAAGTGCAACAACGAGTTGAGTAAGGTACGCGAGAGGCTGAAAGAACAGTACGGCTCTGCACCTGACAACTACACCTGTCCGATCTGCTTAGGCAACGAAGAAGCAGTACAAGGAAGGGGCAACACAAAGAACGGCGCTTGGGTCTTAGATCACTGCCACGAAACAGAGGAGTTCAGAGGATGGCTTTGTCACAAATGTAACAGATCGTTAGGAGGTTTCGATGATGACATAACTATGTTACAAAGAGCAATTAAATACCTAGAGGAATCGGAATGAAAAACATATACACATTAGTCGACGACATCTACCAACTGGTATCTACAAAAGAGCCAGCAGAAGGTGTAGACATAGAAGAGTGCATTGAGCAGTTTGGCGAAGGTGTCAAACGTCTGATGCGACACGAGTTCTTAGAGAAACGAGACGACACCCGAAAGTTGCGTATGTCTAACATCGGGCGTGAGGATCGCTATCTGTGGAACTTGTACAACGATGTAGAGCAGACAGACGAGATACAGCCACACACGTATGTCAAGTTCCTCTACGGTCATCTTATTGAAGAGATGCTACTATTCTTAACCAGAGCAGCAGGACACGAGGTTACTGATGAGCAGAAGAAGTGTGAAGTCAATGGTATTACAGGTTCTATGGACTGTAAGATTGATGGCATCGTCACAGATGTTAAGTCTGTGTCAACTTATGGGTTCAGGAAATTCAAAGACGGCACTTTGGCTTATGATGACCCGTTTGGATATGTCGCACAAATTAAGGGATATGCGTACTCAGAGGGTGCTACAAAGTTTGGATGGTTAGCCATGGACAAACAGAACGGACACCTGACGTACCTGATGTACGACACAGAGGACACTCAAGCCCCTGTGTATGACTTGATTAGCTTTGACATCAAGGAGCGCATCGATCACGTAAAAAAGCTAGTGGAGCTTCCGACCCCACCCGGCGTATGCTACGAGCCTATCGCCGATGGAAAGAGTGGAAACCAGAAACTCGCCGTCGGATGCTCTTACTGTTCTTACAAAAAGGAATGCTGGCCTTCCGTTCGCGCCTTCGCATATTCTTCAGGCCCAAGATACTTAGTGGAGGTAGTCAATGAGCCGAAGGTCCAAGAGATCACGCTTTCGTAGTACGTTTGAAGAAGACGTAGCGAAGATACTAAAGGGGTTTGACTATGAACCGTTCACTGTTCCATACACTATTGAGCGTAACTATCGTCCTGACTTTGTTCATCGGTCTTCTGGTGTTCTTGTTGAGTGCAAGGGATTCTTCAGAGAAGGAGACACAAAGAAGTACACCAGCATACGAGACAGTTTGCCCGAAGACCAGCAACTGGTGTTTGTTCTGATGCAACCAAACAAGAAGATACGCAAGGGGGCTAAAATGACTATGTCTCAATGGTGTGACAAAGAAGGAATTTTATGGTATAATATAGATACACTACAGGAGTTGATTGATTATGTCACTAACACTAGAGGAAATTAAGGAGCGCCTCTTGAAAACCTATGACCCTGACGACCTTCTGGAGGCTTTGGAGATCACCTCAGAAGAACTACTAGACAGGTTTGAAGACAAGTTGATCAACAGGTTAGACATCTTTGAGGAAGAGCTAGAGGAGGAAGACGATGAGTATTGATGATGCAACTCCTGCTGAGTGGGATACTTTAGTTGAGTTGGGTAAACTGTCTGTACGAAAAACAGACAATGCAGACCCGGTGGAAAAACCAGATCATTATAACAAAGGAGCAATCGAAGCAATAGAAGCAATCAAGGCGTCCATGCCAGACCATGAGTTCAATGGATATCTGAAGGGCAACGCATTGAAGTACTTGTGGCGCTACGACTACAAAGGAAAGCCAGTGGAAGACTTACGTAAGTGTCGCTGGTACATTGAACGACTAATCAAGGAACTAACTTAATATGGACGCATACCAACAGTACATTCACAAGTCACGTTACGCTCGTTACCTACCAGAGGAACAGCGACGGGAGACTTGGGAAGAAACAGTATACCGATACCTAAACTACTGGGTAGACCGGGTAGAGCTTAACGACTTCGAACAGTCAGAGATCTTCAAGGCTATCCATGACTTAGATGTCATGCCTTCAATGAGGGCTTTGATGACCGCAGGAGAAGCATTAGACCGTGACAACGTAGCTGGCTTCAACTGTAGCTATCTACCTATTGACCACCCTAAAGCCTTTGACGAGATGATGTACGTACTGATGTGTGGTACTGGTGTAGGCTTCAGTGTGGAACGTCAATACATTTCTAAACTACCAGAAGTAGCAGAGGACTTCCATGACACCGATACCGTTATACACGTCGCTGACTCAAAAATTGGATGGGCAAAAGCATACAGAGAACTTATTGCAATGCTCTTTAGTGGTCAAGTTCCGAAGTGGGACACGTCTGGAGTACGACCTGCAGGGGCCGCACTTAAGACTTTCGGCGGTAGAGCGTCTGGCCCGGAACCTCTTGTTGATCTGTTTGCCTTCACCGTTGAAGTCTTTCGGAGCGCTGCTGGACGTAGGCTCTCTTCCGTCGAGTGCCATGATCTCTGCTGTAAAATTGCACAGATCGTCGTCGTCGGAGGAGTACGGAGAAGTGCTCTCATCAGTCTCAGTAACCTCACTGATGATAGACTCCGACGATGCAAGTCAGGCCAATGGTGGGTTGACAATCCACAACGAGGACTAGCCAACAACAGTGCGTGTTACACAGAGAAGCCAGATTTTGAGGCGTTTTTAAATGAGTGGAAAAGTTTATACGAGTCCCGTTCAGGAGAACGAGGTATGTTCTCTAGAGTCGCAAGTCAACGACAAGCTGCAAGAAATGAGCGACGAGATGCTACCTATGATTTTGGAACTAATCCATGCAGTGAGATCATCCTCCGACCCTACCAGTTCTGTAATCTTTCGGAAGTTGTTGTCCGGCAAACCGATAGTCTCGAAGACCTGTCAAGAAAAGTACGTATTGCAACTATCCTTGGGTCTCTTCAGGCAACACTAACAGACTTCCGTTATCTACGTAAGGTATGGCAAAAGAACACAGAGGAAGAAGCACTCTTAGGTGTATCATTAACAGGCATCATGGATCATCCAGTGTTGTCAGGGAGGGAAAACCGTGAAAAACTTAAGGACTGGTTGGTGGCTCTCAAAGAGACAGCGATTAGTACTAATGCGGAATGGTCTGGAAGGCTCGGTATTAATCTTAGCGCTGCTATTACTGCTGTTAAACCTTCCGGTACTGTTAGTCAGTTGGTTGATTCTGCTAGTGGTATCCACCCTAGATACTCAGATCAGTACATTAGACGAGTTAGAGCGGACGCAAGAGACCCACTCTGCGCCGTTCTAGAAGCTTCAGGAGTGCCCGTAGAGGACGACGTAATGTCACCCACTACCAAGGTATTCTCCTTCCCCATAAAGTCGCCTGACGGGGCTGTGGTGGCCTCTGAGATGGGTGCAATGGAACAACTTGAGCTATGGGAGATTTATCAGGACTACTGGTGTGAGCACAAACCGTCCATGACGTGCTACTACCGTGATGA